CACTGTCATCAATACCGGTATAAGCGCCACCGACAAATTTGTCAGTGCCATCGGTTGTGATGTCCATGTCTGTTGCTGCCGTTACGACAATAAAAGTAAATTGGGCACCTAAATTACAAGTTTGCCCTGGGTCGCCCTTATCAGCAGGCTCTGTAACAACAATGCTGGGAAGTGTAAACACTCCGTCTGCATCATTACATAATAGAGTTCTGCCAGCATGGCTGGCTACTGTGATGGTTGTGTTTGCCGTTAAACTAACGGTTGCTTTGTATCCTGCGTTTATAAAACCAGCGAGTGATCTTACAGGACCTGCAAAAGTTGATTGTGCCATAATTTTTTCTCCTGAAAAAATAGGTCCTACCGTCTTGGCATTGTCTGCTAGGTCAGTCTGTAGGACAAGTTACCCCTAGAAAAGTGTGCCGGGTTGAGTAAGAAACCCCCGGCGGGGTTCCATTTACTGGTTCTTAAGCGCCTTGCGAGCCATATATGCCACGAGGATTACTCCAACCAAAGCTGTAACGCTCTCTAGCCTTAAAGCGAACATTTCCGGTGTCAAAATCACCTTCCATGTTAGTGCTTATAGGCGTACGCACGAAGTGCTTCATTCCGTCTGGACAATCTGTTAGTAAATACCATGCATCTGTATCTGTTAGGAAATGGTTGACGGCATAGCCCTCAGGAATCATTCCCATATTTTTCATTGCATTGATATCGTTATCAGCTGTTCCAACACGACCTGGAGTTTCGAGCAAGCGGTCTGCTATGAATTGAAGTTGCGGTGGCACAATTAGCTTCATCCCCTGAAGAGCTAGGGTCAAATTACGATCATCAACAAGAGTTGAGATTGTAATTAAACTGTCTTCAAGTGATGTTTCGTTCAGATCAACTTGGGTACTAGGTGTGTTTGAGTAAGTGCCGCCACCCGCTAGGGTATGCGCACTGTTCACTAGAGACAGTCCGTCTCCACCTGTGTAACTAGAACTAAAAGCATTGTTCAAAACATTAGAAGCTTTAACCTGCTTAGTGTGTGCCATAGATCGCGCAAGCGCTTTCGTATAACGTGCACCAAGTCGGTCATAGAGATTATCCTCTACAGCTTCCTCTGTTAATGCAAATGCTAATGCAATAGTTTCATGGGTATAGCGAGCAGTAAAGCCTTCATAGGCTGTATCAAACTCAACACCATCGCCCTCACGTTTCACGGGAGCATTTCCGAATCCTGCGATAAGAACTTCTTCTTCAAAAGCTCTATCTGAATTTTCAGACTCGAAAATTTCCTCGTGTTCATTCTCATAACGAGAATACTCCATGCCGAAAAGGGCGTTTAAACCAGGTTCTAGTTCTTTAGTGAGCTGTGCTCTTGAAATAGCCATTAGTTATACCTCCCTTATGCTAGACCAACTTGAGCTTGTCTATACAAATGATTCTGTATTAAACAAAGCACATTGGTGTTTGCACTTCCGACGTCGGAGTTCTGAGGGTCTGTAGATATACCGATTGCTTTCAGTGGCAACGTTGCTGTAGTAGCACCTGTTGTCACATCAAGCTCAACATTAGAACGACCGCTTTGGGTTGATCCGACTGTGGATTGATCCACAATGTCGAAATTACCCCAAAGATCCGCTACTGGCATAGCAGCATCTGCTTGTACTTCATAAACGACATAAGGGTCGTCAATGATAAAGCCGACTGCATCAGTAGCAGCATTACCAGGCCAGTAATTGCTCCACGTTGGTTTACTTGTAGTAGGGTCCGTATAAAAGCAACCGTTGAACACACCAATAATAATAGCGCTTGTAGCGCTACCACTATCAGCACGAGCGATACGAGTAACCGTACCCCCTGTTCCTTGAGTCACAATATCACCCATGTAAATCTTCGTAGTATAAGCTGTATCGCCTGTCGTAATCCTATATCTAGATTGACCTCCGTTGAACGGTGAACCGCTAACATGCTTGGCTGGACGCAAACCAAATGCGGCGTCTTTATTTGCCATAATTAACTTCTCCGATCACGAGATTAAAATTAAGTAACCTTAAGACTTAGTCTTTAGATTACCACCAAAACTAACCCTGGACTGCCGATTTCTTGTAATCGGCATAGCAGGATGTTCTTCACGCATGAGGTCATTATCAACTGCATTCATCTGATGAGTTGTTTTTTCTTCAAAATACCGATTTCGTTCTTCGGCAATTGATTCATCGATTTTACAAAGCATTAAACCACCAATTCCGACCACACCTGCGTGTTTGCCGTGATCAATGGTTGGAACATCAAACTCTGGAACTTCTTCCGGTTTAACTGGTTCCCATCCTTCGCGTAGTCGTTGCATAACATTCTTTCGATCTTCCTGACCTCTGATTTCAGTACGAACCCAACGGTATCGCATGCCATCAGGCGGTTCAGGCGTCTTCAAAAGAGAAGGCGGTTCCCAAGGGCGTCTAGCCTTTTGAGTCTCGCGTGTTTCTGAGCTTCGAGAAGCTCTGTCAATTTCAACGTTTTCTTCGATTTCAACTTTATCATTCATGAGTTATCTAACCTCGCTTTATGAATTGCGTAATCTTTAAAAGAAACTCCTAGACGTTTAGCTAATTGCTGTTCGCTAGGTGTCAACTCTACCTGATTACGATTTTTCCTGCGTCCATTTGAGTTACTGCGTGATGGTGAAGCAACGGTTTGGACGGGTTTCCCATCTGCTTCCACGATATTTTTAAAACGATTTGGCAATTCTTGCTTCATCCTTTTGTTAATTTCAGAGTAATAGCCATCTGACTCTGTGTCAAATCCTTCTTGTGCTAATTGTCCATGAACGGCAATAGCTACATTGGTCATGACTTGGTCTTTTCCAAACCAAGTGTTCTCATTAGCCCAGCTTTGTGCTCTTTGTGAGGGCTGTTGATAAACTGGTTGTTTAGACGGTTGTTGTTGGGCCGCCATTCTTTGTTCTTGAATGTAGACTTGTTGTTGAGCGTTGTACTGCTCCATCTCTTGGTTGTATCTTTGAAGCTGTCCTTGATACTGATCATAGGCAACCTTATCAGCAGATGCAGCAGCCATTATAGATTGAGCTTCAGCAATTTTATCAGCCTCGCCCTCTTCCATTGCTTTTTGTAGAGCAATCTTCGAGCCTTCTAATTGTGACTCAACTCTGGCACCAAACTCAGCGCCATAATTGTGTGACATTTGCGCCTGCTGATGTGACATTTGAGCCTGCTGATTTTTAAGATTATTGTTTTCTTCAGTAATTTGTTTTGCATATTGAAGCGCTTGAAGTTCTCTGCGTTGATAATTTTTAGCTTGCTTAACGGCTTTATCAATTCGATTCTGCGCTAACTTGGTTCTTTTTTCAGCTTCGTTTTCTATGCCCTCGGCTTCTTTCTCAACATGTTTGCTGATTTCAAAATTTTCTTTAACCTTTTCTTTTTCAATTGGCGGAAGACCTTCTAAGTCTTTTCCTTCCAACTCAATAAATGTTGATTCTTCTAAAACTTCCTCATTGGCTCTTCTGCCCTCTGGTAAAGCCGCCTTTTCAATTTTCTCATCAGTAATTTCTGGTAATTGTTCTGCCATGGTTTTGCTCCGATTATAAACTCTGGATATCGTCTGGGTCTAAAATGGTGCCAATGACTTCATCATCGTTAATGATTCTGACTTCCGCACCGTCTTCCAATTTAAAACGAGCACCCGCATAACGACCAATTAAAACCCAATCTTTAGCTTGACACCAAGGTACACCGCTAAACTTTCCAGAATCCTTATAGGCCAATGGTCCGAGTTTTAACACATAAGAAATCACTGTTGCCAATGCTTCACGGTCAACTACGGAATCCGGCAACACAATACCTCCCTCTGTTACGCCTTTTCCCTTATAAGGCAACACCAATAAACGCCAACCCGTAGGATTAGGCATTCTTTCTAATAGTGAGTTGTCGATAAGGGAGGGGTCAAGCACTCTTTCTTGAGGTTCGATGTAGGCATCTTGAATAGATGCTTCACCGTTTGTTTTGCTTTCCTCTATTTTTTGCGCTTCTTTTTGAGCCTTGCGTTCGGCTTCTATATGTTGGGGGACTGCTAAGTCACTCATCAAAACTGTCTCCAGTTGTATTTTGCAACACTTCTTTTAAATCATCCTCAAAGGAGCGAAGTGCCGTCAACTCTCCAATCAGAAAACGATAGTCTTCCATCGTTTTTATTGAACCACCAGACAGATGTTCTGAAACTCGTTCTTGTCTATCTCGTAATTCTTTTAGAATATACTCCGCTAATCGTAAGCCGTCCACTATTTTTTATGTCTTTCTTAAAAAGGAACTAAAATCCAGCCCATAGGGTGAACTGCTTGGCATTGGAATCTGATTTTGATTTGACCCCAACATGTCTTGATTAATAAGAGGACCTCTTTGCTGTGGAGTAAAAAACCCTGGTCCGCTATTAAACATTTGCGGCATTGTCGGTGCTGCCATTGGTGCGCTTGCATTGCCCATATTAAACGCAGCTACAGGTGGTCGCGATTGAGGTGGCGCCCATTGCTGTGGCGGCGCTGCTTGTGGCGCTGCTTGTGGAGCTGGTTGGCTTCTTTCTTGAAGCGCTTGAATCATTTGCATCAATCTTTCCATGAACTCCTCTTTGGTAGGTTGTGCTGGTTGACCTGAACCCACGGGTGAAACATCTGGCGGCATCGGTGGTTCCGGTGTTGGTGATGTTCCTGTTCCCTGAGAAGCTACCGGTCCTGGAGGTGTTGGTGGCATTCCTGGTCCTGGAGGTGTTGGCATTCCTGGTCCTGTAGGATCTGGTCCTGTAGGTGTTACTGGGCTACCGCTTTTCCATGCGCCTATTTGATCTCTTATTGTATATAGCCTCGCTAACAAATCTTCATGGCCTCCCATTGCTTCAAGTCTTGGAATGTCCTCTACGCGCAAGGGAGCATCATTATATCCAAGAATTGTATCAGGAGGAGTCCACCATCTCCCTACCTGCTCGTCTCTTGCTGCTTTCTGCTCTTCTGGAGACATGTTGTACCACTCAGCAATTGTATAATTAGATTTAGGCATTCCTGGAGGTGTTCCTGGTCCTGGAGGTGTTGGTAGTCCTGGAGGAGTTGGTGTTGGCATTCCCGGCATTTCATCTGGTTGTGGAGGAATCCCCTCCCCCTCTACTTCAGGCATTGACT